TGCTTCACGAGCGCGAGAGCTTGCTTAAGTGAAACCCGGTCAGAGGCCTCGCTCATATCGAGCGTGGCCAGGCTCTTATCAATGGAGCCAATCCGGGCGAGGTCGCGGTTCGGTTGTTGGTGTGTAAAACCAATCATTGACCGAACGATGTAGTCGGACTCAAGTTCTTTAACAAGAGAACCGGCTACTGCTTGCTGGCACCACTGCAACGCAGCAGGTTCAGCAGCAATGATCCTCGGCTTTTTCACTGTCTTAGGAACAAGAATTACCCTAGAGGGCGTTTCCTTGTCCTCATGGGGAGACGAGACTGAGGCCGCGCGGTATGAATACCGCACACTCGAGACTCCGTACTCCGTAAACGGAAATACGGTGTCAAGACGAGTTGGCCAGTTCGTGAAGTCGTACTTAGCGTTACCAAGTACCTTCTCTGCAACTGCGCCAGGTCCATGCTTCGGTGTGAGTTTTCCGTCGTGGACATCTCTGTCCACGTTGGTAAGAACATCACGAAAAAGCAGATGAGCAACCCGCGAGAAATCCTCCAAAAGAGGCTCCGGGGAGGTTTTGTCCCATCGTCCTGTCTCTTCATCAGCACTTCTGTATCCTTTGATCGCACGAGCTTTCGTACTATCCGAGTACGGACGCTCGATCTTGGCAAATACGCCGGTTAACTGGCGCACAGCAAAGATGGCTTCGATCTGAGACGCAGAAGGTTCTAAAAGCAAACCATTTTCGTCGAACACATTCCGAAGGAAACCTCCGAGAAATCGGGGGAGCCCCGCTCGATCCCGCTTGAAAGCGAGAAAGAGCCCGTCGGATATATAACCTTGATCGATTGCTCTCTCAAAGTCCTTACCGAAGGACGGAAGAGTGACCGTCATAAACGATTCACCCTCGTGTTCGACACGACGCGCGACAGTCTCACCGTCGCGTGTAGCGCTAGTGTGACAAAAGACGGCCAATTCATTGGCCATCACACGCCAGAGGTTTTCGAGCCTTTTCACCTAACCCCTTTCGGGTATATAGGGTGCTAGGCCACGGAACCCCAGGCTCAGTTCTCACCACCCAGAAGCTGGGTGATCTTGGCGCCGGATGAAGCGGACAGCGCGGCTAGCAAGCCGTCGATGCCCTGCTTCTTATCGGCAAGGGTGAATCCCACAAGTGGGGAGTCACTTACCAAGTAAAACGAGTGAGTCACGGCAAGACTCTGGCCCGCCATAAGCGGGTCAGAAGCAATCTTGCTGTGGTCAATTCGAATTGTGTGACGTTCGCGACGACCGTACGTGTGCAGAAGACTCTGCAGCACAAGGCCGTCAGCGGACTTGAACTGGCCTGCGTTCCTCTCCGAGGAAGTCCTCGGGAGGGAAATGGCAGATCCAATGGTAATGGACTGCGGGTCGGCGAATGCCATGTGGCAACTCCTTTGTGTTAGATGCAGAGGATGTCTCTACAACATGGTTGGTAAACCTGATAGTTGAACGCTGGTAAGCGCGCTACCAAGCCAATACTTGCTAACCTCGGCTTAGGCCGAGAGCAGCAAGGATGGCCAGCTGGGTCGTAGATAACGACCCAACGGCGCCAAAGCCGAAGTACGGATTAGCCTGGAACCGAGTTTTGGTCTCAAGCACATACTCGATGCTCTGCCCCGATGGGAGCTGAGCTCCGAGTGTAGTGGGCCCCACAACATAACGGCTAAGTTCTAGCCGACAGTGGTGCATCACATACCCGTATTTAAGCACTAGACCGTCATGTCCGATAGTGGAAACATTGTGGATAATATCTCCAGTGTTACCGAACCAGTCCAATGCCCAAGTCCAAGGGGAGAGGTTCCAAAGAACCTCAGGAGTGAGCCGCACACCCAAAAGGTGATTAGCGTACGTCGCGTAAGCTGACATCCTGTCAGCCGTCGGGCCGCTCAACGATGGAACATGATATGTCCAGCAACCGCTGAACCATGTCCGTTTCGTCGACACTCCATATGTATTCCCCTTGCCGCTGCCGATGACCGTACGATTACAGTTTAGGAGTGGAATATTCTCCATGAACTCAGTCTTATAGGTCTTCGTAGGCGGGAAGGTGTAATCAACATGGTTATTCTGACCGGATTGCTGGGCGAAGTGCCCATAGTCCTGGTCAAAATGCTTCACAACCGACGCGAATTTTCTCACGTCGTCAATGAAGGGTGACCATCCAAACTCTGCGTTGAGGTATTCCTTGCCGAGACCCCGGTAAAACCGGGTTTTCTCTCGCCAGGCTTGTACCCCGAGCACGGTTGGGACCCCATCGTTCCTTATCTCGCCAAGAAATTGACTGGCAGAAAACAAGGGCGATGTGGGTGTTGTTCTCGCAATGCCGGTGGTTCCAAGACCTTTGGTCGTGACGGCAGAATCTGCCGTTTGGGCCCAGGTCAAAGATCCAGTATCAGGGAAAGTATGCGACCCCTTGCGGGTGCCGCTTACAAACTTCACGACGTTGTACTTAGCTTTGTCTCGCGACAGAGCCATGGGTCCGCCCACATCGTAACGACCAAGGCCGTTAAGATTATGTTTGGCGTCAGTGATTGTTTCCTTCCCACCTGGAATAAAGTCCATACTCAAAAGAGTAGGATAATTATACCATTCGGCAAGCGTGCCATTCCACGAGCGCGTTCGCGTCCGTAGCATGGACTACCACCTCCAACCTTCGACTGTATAACTCCTTAACCCCTCACTGCCCTTCATCTGGGTTGATCCCAGAGTCGGGGCGGGGCTAAGGGAGGTCCCGTCACAACCGTTACCACGCGGATGACATTCACGTGGGCGGAATTATGTGATCTAGGACCCCCCCTAACCCCCGCTTATGTGGGGGGGGAAGTCACACAAGCGCGGGACCAGGCCTTTAGGGCCTGG